ATGGCGAGGAAGATACAGCCGAGGAGTAAGGTCCCGAAGCCGAAGAAAGGACAGTCATCAGAAGAATACTGGCGGGAGCGTGAATCGAGACAGAGGGCGATAAACATCCGGGATGAAGCGAGGACCGCGGAGAGGATCAATGAGATCTTCCAGAGCATGCAGGACAGCATCCAGCAGGAGATCGAGAGCTTCTATCAGCACTATGCCGACAAGGAAGGCATTACCCTGACAGAAGCCCGCGGGCGTGTCTCCCGCATCGACATGGAGCAGTATGAGCGCCTGGCAAAGAAGTATGTCGAGGCTGCCCATCATGGTGATCGTGACACTGCATTCTCTCAGGAAGCTAATGACCAGATGCGACTCTACAACCTGACCATGAAGGTGAACCGCCTCGAGATGCTCAAGGCCCGCTGCGGGATCCGTGCCATGGAAGGTTACCGCGACACCGAGCGCCTGATCAACGAGAACCTCGAAGAGCGTGCCTACTCCGAGTACCGGCGTCTTGCTGGCATCCTCGGGAATTCTGTACAGTTCAACGAGAATATGGTCCGCGCGATCGTCAACGCCTCCTATCAGAACGCCACCTGGTCACAGCGTCTCTGGAATCATCAGGCGTCCCTGTCATCGCAGATCGGCACACAGCTGGCCAGCGGGATCCTCGCCGGCAAGAGCTCCACTGTCCTTGCCCGTGAGATCCAGAAGCTGACCGGCGGCAGCACATACGCCTGCCAGCGCCTCATGCGGACGGAGCTCCGCAGGGTACAGACCGAAGCGGCATTGCAGTCCATGACGGACAACGGAGTGACCGAGTACAAGTTCATGGTCGAGAATGGAGTCAATCCATGCGACGAATGTCTCACACTCGATGGGCAGGTATTCAAACTCTCCGACATGAATGTCGGGAAGAATGCCCCGCCGATGCATCCGCAATGCCATTGTGCGACAGCCCCGTATGTTGACGAGGCCAAGTGGCAAAGATGGCTCGACGGGCCTGCTCAAAGCGGAGTGCCGTGGGCGGAGTTTGAGGGAGCCGGAACGAGAATTACAAATGGTATTAGGAAAGATCTTAATGCACAATCAAACATCATGCATTCGAAAATATCTAATAGGGCAAAATCTATTAGAACAGAAGAACAATTGAGAAAAATAAGCAAAAGTGCTATAATAAAATTGAAAAGTATCGATGAAATTCAGACACATTTCATGTATCATTATGATATTGAAGTACAGGATTTTCTCGGGTTGGATTTGCTTAAAACAAAGACAGTTCTCGCTGGATATGATGATTTTATGGTGGCTTTTCCTGAGGTGCGTGGTTTTATAAAGAACATTATGTTTTCTCCTGAATTGGGGGATAACATTATGGGGACCATGGATGAGTTTGGGTTCTCAAAGGTTGGAAAGTCAGGTCTTGGAGATTATGGAACTGGATTACATGAAGCAGCGCATGCTTTAGATTTTATTTTATCATCTGCTTTTGGAGAAACGATTTCTGAAAAGGTTGTGCTTGAAGCTAAGAATAAGCTCGGAAAAAAGTATTCAAAAAATATTATTCAAATAATTGGTCTTTTCGATGATCCTGTCGAAGAAGCTAAAATATTGGCGGATCCTACTGAAATATTTGCTTACGCAATGGAAACAAAAATGGGCGAAGTAAAAAATATTATAGCAGAAGAAGTGTTTAATACATTAATGAGGTATTACAATGTTTATAATTCGAGGGCCTATTAAACCTTCAGAAAGAGTTAGGGAAGAAGCTGCAAGGCTTTTATCTGAATATTTGTCTTTCATGGAAGAATGTGACGTAAGTGAAGAAATGGGAATAGAAGCCTATATACGTAAACATGGATCAAAAGAGTATAATGATTATTGGGACGCTGAGAAAGAAAGAAAGAAAGAATTAAGAGAACATGGAATAATTGTAAATTAGAATCGTAGCATCGCTCCGGCGGTGCTTTTTACATGATGTAAGCGCCTGAGTCCAGACGCTTACAAAAGAGGAATTGCAATGCTTAACATCGGAGTATTTTGCCTTGCAGTAGCTGTTGCCGGTATAGCTGTCAATCAGCTGATATTTACACATATCGCAATAGAGGAATTACGGCAGCAACAGCAGCTACTACAGAAGCGCATAGAGCTATTACAGAAACGACTGTCTGAATGATGAAACGTTTGGTCTGTATTTTAGAATCGTTTTCAAATTCCTGCTTCATAATGGACAGCTCTTCATTCAAGGCAGTGATGTTCTGAGAGATTGCATAGTCATATTGTCCCGGATAGAAAACTTCGTCATCATCGTCTTCATCGCAAAGATCTGGTAGATCTGGATGAAAGTCAGGAGTAGTTATATCCGGAGGGCCACAGTAGAAATCTTTAGCCATAACAAGTAATATACCTCCTTTCACAGACTCAGCCTCGCCACAGGCCTGTGAGAGGAGTATAGCACAGCATCGGGAGACCGGTGCTTTTTTCATGCCATAACGGCGACGCCGCTGTCTGCCCGGACTGCTACCGGGCGGGCAGGTTTTTATGAGAGGAGGCAGATATGAACGTACCCACGATGACGATCGGCGAGACCGAGCAGGACAACGAGCTCAAGAAGCTCCGGGAGGAGAACAAGGAGCTGAAAGCCAGATGCGAAGTAAGCGAAGAAAAGCTGATGCGCCTGAATACGGAGATAGATAATATCCGTGAACGTGCTTACATGCGGGGCAAGATCGACGGCCTCGAGTTCTCGATCCGGTGCAACGGCGTCTCCGGCTGTGAGGTAGAGAAATGATCATTCCTGAATCAGTCAGCATCCTGTACAAAGATTACGCAATCGGCACCGAGAACCACATGCGTGACGATAACGGCGCTGAGCTTTATGGCCAGATCAATTATTTGGATCAGACTATTACGCTGAGTAACGCATCGAGCCTCGAGCAGAAGAAAGCGACGCTGATCCACGAGCTGATCCATGGAATCGATGAGATGTATAACATCGGCTTGAAAGAAAAGCAGGTGGAGAAGCTTGGAAACGGCGTATATATGCTGATTCGGGATAATCCTGAGATGTTCAGAGAGGAGCAGACGGCATGATCTATGTAACCATCACACCGGCTTCCCTCTCCGTGAAGGGGCATGCCGGATATAATCCCGGCAACGACATCGTCTGTGCGGCCGTCAGCGCCCTTGTGCAGGCGTTTGAGGCATCGGCAAAGGAATTTACCACCGATGAGATTAAGTCCTCTCTGCGGGACGGAGACGCGGTCATATCATGGGCGAGAGCGCCCACTGCTGAGCTTTCACTGCTTATCGACAGCTTATATCTGGGGCTCTGCATGATGGCAGAGTCGTTCCCGGAAAATATTACGGTAACAGGCACCCGATGAGGGTGCTTTTATTATGTCCAGGCATGGAATGACGTAAAAAGCTATGGATCGGGCAGGCGTGGCACCCGTAAAAATCTACGGATACAGGCAGGCATGAGACCTATAAAACCTTATGGAGGAAAAGAATTATGAAGTTTAAATCAGCGAAGACAGTAATGATGGACAGACGCACACCGAAGCAGAAGCGCATCGACCGCCTCATGAATCTGAGGATGTTCGACGATGGCGGTTCCGGTGATGACGGTGCAGGCGACAGCGGGGAAGGTGGTTCGGATGAAGGCTCCGGCGATGGAGACGACAAAGATGACGTCCAGGCGAAGATCGATGCCGCTGTAGCTGCCGCAGTCAAGAAGCAGGATGAGATCTGGGAAAAGAAATTCAAGGAGCGCATGGCAAAGGAGAAGCAGAAGTCTTCCGAGGCGGAGCGCCTGGCTGCCATGAGCGAGTCCGAGAAGGTCAACGCCCGCATCAAAGCCCTCGAGGATGAGAATGCAGCTATGAAGGCCGCCGCCGCCAAGAATGAGATGGCGACACAGGTGCGGAGCCTCCTGACAGACAAGGGCATCGTCATTACGTCTGACGTGATCATCGACAGTCTGATCGGAGCTGATGCTGAAAAGACCAGTGAAGCAGTGACCGCCTTCGCAGCAGAGTTCGAGAAAGCAGTCAATGCCCGCGTGAAGGAAGCGCTTAAGAGCAAGACTCCCAAAGGCGGCTCGGCAGCCGGCGCAAAGGGCATGACCAAGGAAGAGATCATGAAGATTAAAAATCCCCTCGAGCGCCAGAAGATGATCGCTGCGCACCCCGAAGCGTTCAAATAATGCTCTGGGAATATACAAAGGAGAATAGATCATGAATAGAAACAGAAACCTTATTAACCTGAAAATGTTCGATTCTGTCGAAGGTACTGATTATCCGCAGGATCAGAACCGGGCGGCGGACTTCGCTCCTGCGATTTCTATCGACTTTACATCCCGTATCGCGGACAACATCCAGACCCTGCAGACCATCCTGGGCATCACCAACATGACTCCCATGGCTGCCGGTACCCTGATCAAGATCTACAAGTGGAAGAGCATTACTCTTGCACAGCAGGTCGGTGAAGGCGAGGTCATCCCGCTCACCAAGGCTGAGAGAGAGCTGGCCAAGACCATCGAGCTGACCCTCGGCAAGCACCGCAGGCAGACCACCGCTGAGGCGATCCAGAGAGTCGGCCGTGCACGCGCCATCAACGAGGCAGACGAGAAGCTGATCTCCGAGGTCCGCAAGTCTGTCAAGACCAATTTCTTTGGCGCTATCAGCTCCGGCACCGGCATCGGCGACGGCGGCACTGCAGCTACCCTGCAGGGTGTCCTCGCGAAGATCTGGGGCAAGATGCAGAGATACTACGAGGACAAGGATGTCACTCCCATATACTTCGTTTCCTCTGACGATGTGGCCGACTACCTTGGAACTGCAAATATCACCGTGCAGACCGCCTTCGGCTTCTCCTACATCGAGAACTTCCTTGGCCTTGGCCTGACAATCATCAATCCCAATCTTACTGCAGGCACTGTCGTCGGTACTGCCCGTGAGAACCTGAACGGCGCATACGTTCCCGGCACCGGCGGCGACCTTGCCCAGTCCTTCAACCTGACTGCAGATCCTACAGGCCTTGTCGGCATGACGCACCAGGCAAACACCAACAATGCGTCCATCGATACGCTGCTGTTCTGCTCAGTGGTATTCTACCCTGAGTTCATCGACGGCGTCTTCAAGGGCACGATCGGCGCCTCCGGAGCTACAGGGGCAACTGGTGCGACTGGGGCAACCGGTACGGGTGCGTAAGATAAGTGGAGAGAGGTACCGCCGAATGGATATTGTATATGCATTAACCCGGAATGTATATAACTGGATACTTCCGTCCATCAGGTCATTGGCAGACCACGAGCCTGATGCAAGGGTGTTTATCCTTGCGGAGGATGATGCCCTGCCCTTTGACCTGCCGATGCCGGCAGAAGTCATAAACATTTCTTTACAGGGATTTTTCCCGGAGATCGGAGCGCACAGACAGGAGGCATTCGGCGGGTATATCAATCACCTGAAGGTATGTTATCCGTTGATCCTGCCGGTCGACAAGGTGATACATCTGGATATTGATACGATCATCTGCGACAGTCTGACAGATCTCTGGAAGACAGACGTAACAGGTAAATGGTTCGCAGCTGTCCCTGAGAGCCAGACGTGGTACAGGCCGTTTGGCGACAGGTATTACAACATGGGTGTCGCGCTGATCAACCTCGCGCAGATGCGAAAAGACAAGGCGCCGCCCATGATGGCTGATTATCTGCTGACGACCAGCCAGCCATATGCGGACCAGAACGCCTGGAACAAGTTTGGATCCGAGCTGGACAAGGCAGCTGTCCTTGACCTTCGGTTCAATGAGAGCATGGTCACTGGAAAAACCGATAATCCGGGAATAGTCCATTACTGCGCGATACCGGACTGGTGGACGAACAGGACCATGGACAGACGCGGATACCTTGATAAGTATATGGAGGCGGAATGAGGATCCTGATTGCAGTACCGACATTCGAAAGCATATATCCCGATACATATTCCTCAATTTACGACCTGGACAAGGGCTGCCATGAGGCCGCCTTTGCCTTTGTAAGGGGTTATGACTGTGCTACAGCCAGAAACCGTATTGCCCAGAAGGCGATCGACGGGAATTACGATTATGTCCTCATGGTCGACAATGATGTGGTTTTGCCGCATACCGTCCTTTTGGACATGCTCGATGACCCGAAAGCCGTGTGCCTCGGGTATTATGCACACCGAAATGAGGACAATCTGTACAACGGACGCGTTTCTGTCTGCCGGCTGAAGGACAGCGCGGGGAATCTGTATTTCAATTACCCTCTTGAATCCGAGTATACAGCCGAGGAGCTTGGCCGGATGCGTGAGGACGGAACGCACAAGCTCTGGATCCATGGGGGCGGGATGGGCTGCGCGCTGATCAGGACAGATGTTTTCCGGAAGATCAAATATCCGTGGTATGACTGGGTAAATTACGCAGACGACAGCCGCGGGATGCTTTCGGAAGATCTGTATTTCTGTGAGCAGTGCAAGGCCGCCGGCATCCCCATATTTACGGATACGAGAGCCGCCTGCGGGCATATGCTCAGGCATATCCAGTGGCCTGTCCGGGTAAGAGGAAACACATTGTTTAGAGTGTTGGCGCTGTTCGACGACATGCAGGACATGATCCCGACGCCGCATGGAGATCTTCCATGGCGGTATTTCCCGGGGGATGCATACCCCCGGGAAGGCGCGGAACCGTCTCCCGAGAGGATCGCGGCGTTGTCGAGCGTAAATAACGCCCGCGGGACCGCGCTGATCAAAGAGGTGGAAAAACCTCCCGAAGAGACTGCGGAAGCTAAAGCAGAAGCGCCAAAAGAGGTGCCAAAGGCGAAGCGCCGCAGGACGAAAGCAGAGAAATGAGGTGATGCCTATGGCTGACACGGCCAGAATTAAAAGGCTGCTGGCGATCACGGGGAGCGACTCGGACCAGCTTCTGGAAGATATAAACGACCTTGTTGAAGGCCAGCTGAAGAACCGTCTTGGCGGTACCGACAGCATCCCTTCGGAGCTGGAATACATCGTCACCAATGTTGTCATTGCCCGCTTCAACCAGATGGGTGATGAGGGCAAGAGTTCCATGACGGTCGAGGGTGAGTCGGCTTCCTGGCTGACAGATCTGTTTGCTCCTTTTGAGAAGGACATCCAGAGATTTCTCGACCGCCAGAATGAAACAGTGTCCGGCGGTTCTATTACATTCCTGTGAGGTGATGAGTATATGAGATGTGATACACAGATCTATTTTGTTACCGACGGAGCACGCACCATGATCACCGACCGGAATGATCCGGAGTATGGCGGGTATACGGATGGGGAGTCTGTGGAAGTCGCCAGGATGGCAGACGTGACGGATACGCAGACAACTACCCAGCAGCTGGTCTATGGCAAGCTCCATGAAGCCAGCCGGACGGTGCGCCTGAACGGGCAGTATCTGGATCCGTTCGACCACATCCGGATCATTGACCGCGAGACAGGCACTTCAAAACTCTATGACGTCGATGCCAAACGACACCTCCGTCACCGGTCCGTGTTTATCTGCCACGAAAGGCGGTGATTCCATGAGCGAGGTTAAACTTGTCGGAATGGATAAACTGCAGGCCAAGCTGAAGTGGAACGGAGAAAACCGTGATGCTGTCCGTTCAGTGATTAAAAAGAACGGCAATCAGCTGAACGAAAAGATGAAAAGCCACATGAGGAACGCCTACACCAAGGGCTATTCTTCTGGCGATACAGCAGGAAGTGTCAACACAGTTATTGCTGGAGACGGGCTGACAGCATTTGTCGGGCCGACAACCAACTATGCGATGTATGTCGAGTACGGCACACGCTTCATGCAGGCGGAGCCTGCTGTCCGTCCCGCTTTCGAAGAGCAGGTACCGGTCTTTAAATCCGATATGGAAAAGCTTGTAAAGTGAGGAGGTGATCCACATATCTGCGTTACCAGTGGAAGAATACCGGGTGGAGCTCATACAGCGGCTGCAGGCAAAGGATCCCGCCCATACGGTCTATGAGGCGCAGCTTCCGCCTGCTGATGTCATGCATCCGTTTTACTATATCGAGGAGTTTCGCGCCCCGGATGACCTGTCCTGTAAACGGGAGGCCATGCAGGATGTCTACCATACTGTGAGCGTCTGGCATGATGACCCGTATAAAAAGCAGGAGGTCTTCCGGATGCTCGGCATCATAGGCGAGGTCATCCGCGAGATGGAAGCGGAAGGGACACAGTCCTACAGGTGGATGGTCATTGATTCCGGCATGCGTGTCATGAATGACACTGTATCCGGGAAGACCGGCAGCCGGAGCGGGACTGTGTACGTACACGGCCTGTATGAGATCCACATGAAACAGATCGGCTCCAGGTGAGCCATAAATTATTTTGGAGGAAAAAACCATGATGAAACTGAACATGTTTGATGCAGTCACTTATTCCGCAGTGCAGGGCAAACAGATCGTGATCCTGCTCCGCGTCCTTGAAAACGCGGCAGCGGCGGCGGCCGCTCTCGTTCCCTTTGGTACGACCGATTCCGAGAATATCTCCGCTGATTCCGACACCACCATAACCAAAGACGGGACGATCGTCACCGCAGGCGCCGCATCTGTCGAGCTGTCCAAGGAAGCGCTGATGTCCATCAATTCTTCGGATCCGGATGGCACGACCACGATCGACGATCTGAAGGACGCCATGAAGACCCGCAAAAAGGTCGAGGCATGGGTGGTCAACCTGGACCGTCCCGGAACGACTACCGGCAAATTCCTCGGTACCTACTACCAGGGATACCTGACATCTTTCGAGGTGGAGGCGTCCGCTGAAGATATCGCGACCGTATCCATTGACTACTCTGCGGAGGGGGTCGGCGCTGATGGCGAGTGCACTGTTGACGCAGCGACCCAGCAGATCGCGTCCTATGTCTTCAGGGACACCGCAGCGACCGGAGCGACCTGAACGACCTGAGCGGACGGTTCAACTACGGGCGCATAAATGGAAAAGCGAATTCACATCCCCGGGGCATATGACGCTCCGGGGATGTTTTGCAATATTGACCTTTTAAGGAGGAAAAAATGTATTCGAAAGAGATCGATGGCAAGATGTATGACTTCAAATTCGGCATCGGGTTTGTGAGGGATATTGATAAGACTAAAACAGTGAAGGCAGATGACGGCAGTGTCCAGAAGCTGGGGCTCACCTACGCGATCGCCGGCCTGATGGATGGGGATTTCGAGAAGCTCATTGACTGCCTGATGTACGGGAACAAATATTCAGACGGCGAGAAGCTGGACCGCAGGCAGATCGAGGAATGGCTTGAATCCGATGATGTGAGCCTTGAGCAGGAGTGCAGGGACCTGCTGGATTTTTTCGAGAGTGCAAACTTTACAAGCCGCAAGACCAGAGATCTCCGGGAAGCGATGGAGAAGAACAGGGAGCTTCAGGAAGCGGATTATCAGTCCCAGCTCGAGAGAGCAAAAGCTGGGATGAACTGAGAAGGGATTTCGCCCTGAACTGTTTCCGGTATTTTGGGTTTACTTCCATGGATGAAGTGGACAGGCTCGAGATACCGGATTATGAACTTCTGCTCAAGGCTGCAGAACTCCGCCAGGTAGACGGGGAATACACGGCCCATGAGATCGCTTTCCTCAGTGTTGCGGCGAAAGCGACAAAAGGAAAACGCGGCACTCCTGTCTACAAGAGATTTAAGGATTTCTTTGACTATGAAGGTGCCGTCAAAAAGGTGCTGAACGGAAGTAAGCACAGGGACATCATGCACGCAGTGAGCGCGCTGATGAAAGACAGGAACAGTAAGAAGGCAAAAGAGGAACGTAAAAATGGCTGATTCGTACAGCGTAACTGCGGTGTTGTCCGCAACAGATAAAAATTTCAGTTCGGTGTTCGGTTCGGCGCAGAACGCTGCGGATTCCCTTGCCGGCAAGCTCAAGAGCGGGCTTGGGTTCGGTGTGATGTTGGGTGTCGGACAGGCGGCAGTCAGTGCTGTTGGAAACGGCCTGAAAAGTCTTGTCGGCAGTGTTGCTGAGGTTGGGAGCAGCTTCAGTACATCCATGTCTCAGGTTGCTGCGACAATGGGTGAGCCGGTAAGTGCCATTCAGGGGCTAAGCGACTTTGCAAGGGAAATGGGAGCAACGACTTCATTTTCCGCGACACAGGCTGCTGACGCGTTAAACTACATGGCGCTGGCAGGTTACGATGCTGACAAGTCTATGCGGACCCTGCCAACCGTACTGAGCCTTGCTGCAGCTGGAAATATCGAACTTGCCAGAGCGTCTGATATGGTTACGGATGCTTCTTCTGCTCTGGGACTTTCAGAACAGAAGACAACAGACATGGTCAATCAGATGGCTCAGGCTTCATCGAAGAGCAACACGTCAGTTTCTCAGCTTGGCGATGCATTCCTGACTGTAGGTGCGACTGCGCGTGGATTAAAAGGCGGAACGGTTGAGCTTAGCACAATGCTTGGTGTGTTGGCTGATAATGGCTATAAGGGCGCTGAGGGTGGAACTCATCTCCGCAATATATTGCTGTCTCTGCAGAATCCAACAAGTGATGCGGCTGAAGCCCTGAAACAGCTTGGAGTTTCTGTCTATGATACTGATGGGAATATGCGGGCAATGCCGGATATAATTGCCGACATGCAGTCCGGACTCGAAGGCATGGACCAGGCATCCCGGGATGCAATCATCAGTGGAATCTTTAACAAAACTGATCTTGCTGCCGCAAATGCTCTTTTGGGGACATCACAGAATCGCTTTGATGAACTGTCAAACAGTATTGAGAACTGCGGGGACGCTGCGAAGGAAATGGCTGACACGCAGCTTGACAATCTGGAAGGCGACACAAAGCTATTGTCCTCGGCAATGGACGAGCTGAAGCTGTCAATTTTTGAAAACTTCAACACGCCTATGCGGATCGCAACAAAGATCGCAACAAGTTCAGTCACAGCCATTGCGGATAAAGTTAAAGGCCTCGGAGATATTTTCGACGGGGCGTTTGATTTAAATGCCATTACAAAGGCTCTGGATGAGGATGGAATAGGCGGAGCCATCAAGGAACTGGCAAAGGGGGCAGAAAGCCTTCTTCCGGGTTTGAAAAATGTTGGTGCCGCCGCGGGGGCCATTGGTGCCGTGAGCCTGGTCAACACGGTCCTTGACAGTGGGATTTGGAAAACAGGGGTATCCGGTATAGGTGTTCTTGGGGATGCTGTTTCCTCACTTCCCGGGATCGTCAATAGAGGGATCACTTCCGCAGGGGCTAAGATCTCCTCTTTTAACCCGGCAACCGCAGTGAAGAAGGGGCTGGCGGGAGTCAGGACATCTTTCCAGAACTTCGGTACATCCCTGGATGATTTTGGAGGACAAATTGCAGCATCAATGGAGGCAATCTCTCCGAAACTGTCAGAAGCCGGTCTGAAAGTATGGGGTGCTTTCGAAGGCGCCGGAACGAAGATCTCCGGTACAGCAACCAATATCGTGAACACCATTGGCTTTGGGTTTGCCAGCATCACTTCAAAGATCGGAGGGGCAGCAACTGCCATTACAGGGCGTGTCGGAACGATACTGAAACCGTTCCAGACTCTCCTTGGAGGGATAACCGGGATGCTCGGAAAGGTTGGCGGGGTCATCCTCGGTGTCGGCGGCCAGCTTGCCGGTGGCCTGCAGACCATGATGGGCGTTGCTTTACAGGCCTTGATGCCTGCCGCCATGATCGGTGCGGCACTGGCCGGGCTTGGTCTCCTTCAGGAGAAGTTCGGGGAGCAGATTAATGGCATCCTGACCATGGTCCAGGAAAAAGGTCCTCAGGTCATTTCGAATTTTGCAAACGGGATCTCATCGAGAGTCCCGGAGCTGATCACCCAGGGAGCGGCGCTTGTTTCAAACCTGCTTAACACGATCGGCGTGCTCGCTCCTTCTATGGTGGGAGCAGGTGTGAGCATCATTCAGTCTCTCGTCGGAGGTGTGGCACAGAGTGCCCCTCAGCTGATCATGAGCGCAGTAACAGCTGTCGGTGGTTTCGCTTCAAGTATTATCTCAGCGATCCCCTCACTGATCACGACAGGAATGCAGCTCCTGCTCGGCCTTGCACAGGGTATTGCCGCGAACCTGCCCCGTATGGCACAGGGGGCTATGCAGGCTGTACAAGGGTTCATTCAGGGATTTTCCGCCAATCTTCCCACGATCCTGACGACAGCAGGTCAGATAGTCACCACATTGCTGCAGGGCATCACGCAGGCCCTTCCTTCACTTGTCACGGGAGCGGTCGGCATTATAGGCCAGCTGGCTCAGGGATTCATTTCCAATCTGCCGCTGATCATACAGACCGGCGTACAGGTGATCGCTTCTCTGGCTCTTGGTCTGATACAGGGTGTCGGCACTCTGATCGCAGGTATCCCGGCGCTCTTCGGTGAACTGATAAACACGATCATGTCGATCGACTGGATTAAGGTCGGCTCTGACATACTGAATGCCATCGGTGATGGAATTGCAGGAGCAGTCACAGGATTCGGAGGCAAGGTCGGCGAACTGCTCGGCGGTATCGGAGAATGGTTCAACGGCGGCAATAAGGCAGGCACTGATTATGCTGCGGGTGCTACTGAATCCATCAATGCATCTGCCCCGACGATCGGACTGGCGACGCAGACAGCGGCCACATCAGTCTCCGAGACATCATCTATGGCATTTCTTACCGGGGGAACAGCGGGCGGCGCGAGCCTGATGGAAGGCTTTGGCCTCGGTATCAATACAAATCTGGGGATCCTCACGGAATCTGCCGGTGCTGCAGTGACGGGAGTGACGGAAACCCTTACAGACGGCACGCTCCAGTCTGATGCGGACAGTGCAGGACAGGGGATCGTGGAGTCTGCGGCATCAGGTATTGATTCTGGTGCTTCTGCGGCAGAGAGTGCAATTGAATCCACAATGACGAGTGCACTTGCGTCTATCACGTCAGCATCTGCGGAAGCGGAAAGCGCTGGCACAGAGCTCGGAACTGCAGTGGTCACCGGACTTGCAACAGGTCTGGAGCCGATGCTCGAGACAATGCAGACAACGCTGGACTCCGTCACTGAATCACTTAACAGCGGTCTATCCTCCATGCAGACAGCAGGGCAGCAGGCGGGAGCACAATTCGCTTCAGGCATCCGCTCAGGTCTTACACAGGCATCAGCGGCTGCCAGGACAGCAGGTACAGCCATTTCTTCGGCCCTGCGGAGCGTCATCAGTCCGGCTGCCGCCTCAGGCAAGCAGGCAGGCTCCAGATATGCTGCCGGCATAAAAGCAGGAGCCAATCAGGCGGCCAGCGCCGCAAAGGCAGGAGCTTCCAGGGTAGTGGCGGCCTTCCGCTCCTCGATCGGTCCGTCCGGTTCGGCAGGTTCTCAGGCAGGCGCAAGATATGCCGCGGGTATCCGATCACAGTCCGGCGCAGCCAGAAGTGCGGGTGTGACTGTTGGCAATTCTGCGGTCAGCGGGATGAAATCAAAAACCAGTTCTGCATATAGTGCCGGTTCCTCGATGGGTTCCAGCTTCGCATCCGGCGTGTCGTCCAAGACGGGCAGTGCCAGAAGCGCAGGTTCTTCTCTTGCCGATGCTGCAGAAAGCGGCGCAAGCGGGCACAGCCTGTATAACATCGGCGCAGATCTGGCGCAGGGCTTTGTCGATGGTATTGGTTCCAAGCTCGGGGCAGCCAGGTCAAAGGCCGCAGAGCTGGAAAGAGTCGCGGAAAGGGTCGTTGCCGCAAAGGCACAGATCGGTTCACCTTCCAAAGTCATGAAAGAGATAGGCGCATGGTTCGGAGAGGGCTTCTCTCTCGGGATTGCAAGCCAGAAGCACTCTGTTTCTGTGGCTTCCAGTTCCATCACAAATGCCGCGATAAACACAGTTAAAAAAGAGGCAGAGATCCATTCCCTCTCCAAAGCCACGAAGAAGCTCGGGCAGCAGATGTCCCAGGGACTGGCGAAAGGGATTGCAGAAAAGGGGAAGGCAGCCGCTGCCGCAGCGGAACAGGTCCGCAAGGCATATAAAGCGGCTATAGAGGCAAAAAAGAGATATCAGCGGAAATTCGATTCTTTGAAGGCGACAAGGGACAGTGCAGCTGCAAAGTACAGGGATAAGCGGGCTGAATCAAAGCGCCTCAAAAAGCTTGCGGCCTCGTCCAAAGACACTGCGAAAAAAAATGCACTCACGAAAAGATCACAGCAGTTGGCCAAATCTGCGGAGGTTTATCGTAAGTACGCAGTAAAAAAGGGGGCGGAGCTGAAAAAGCTCTATAATAACTTCCATGGGATCTGGAACTCGAACGATTTTCTCAGGCAGACAAAAAGTAAAGTCGATGGATGGGGGAAGACAGCATCAGAACACCTGAAGAACCAGATTCAGAAGCTGCAGAACGACTTTGGACCAAAGATCAAATCTACAGCCCAGTCTATTGCCAAAGATTTTAAAACTGCGTTGAACAACAAGGCGAAGACCATCCGCGACAGCGCATCGAGCATCATCACGGAAGCCATGAACGGGATGGTCGACGGGGCGAAAAAGAAAAAGGACCAGCAGAAGAAGGCATATGATAAGGCCCTTGCCGCGCAGAAGAAATACGAGAAGGCGGCAAGAGAAAGCTCAAAGCTGTCCGAGAAATATGCCAAAGAAGCTGAGAAGGCCTCGGGGACAGAGAAAAAGAATCTGAAGGCAAAAGCCGACCAGTATGCCATGCTGGCCAAGAGGCAGACAGCCGCGGCAAAGAATTTCTCCAAGTCAGCTAATAAATACAAGAAAGCGATTGATAAGTATACAAAACTCGCTGCCAGCTACACAAAGGCAGGCAGTGTGGTAAAAACAGCATTCACGGATGCTTTCACGAACAAAGTGAATGCCGCGATCACCAAAACCACCAACACGATAAATAACCTGGGCGAGAAGTATCAGCAGCAGTATGATGCCATCATTTCCGCACAGACAAAATTCCGCGACAAAATGCGGGAGCTGGCTCTGGGCGACATCATCGAGGATGAAAATACCGGAAAGAAGAGCGTGGTCCTTACAGACTATGATGTCTACAGGCGCCAGGTCGAGCAGTACGGGAAGAATCTCGAGAGATTAAAAAAGATCAAGATGCCCACCGGCATGATGAACGAGATCCTGGAGATGGATACAGAAGAGGGTCTGATGTACACGCAGAAGCTTCTGTCCAAGGGCACGGCATGGCTGAAACAATATGCGAAGCAGTATGACAGTTTCCAGAAAGCCACTACAACTGTATCGACAACCTACTACAAGCCTCAGGTGAACAAGCTGAACAAGGAATACAGGAAGGCAGTACAGGATACATTTACCGGGCTCGGGAAAGACCTGCAGAAAATAGGCCAGGATGTCATGCAGGGCATGGCCGACGGCATGAGGAGCAAGAAAAAGACGCTCGACAGCGCAGGGAAGTCGCTTGCGGATTCCCTCATCAAGACACTGAAGACCAAGCTGAAGATAAAGAGCCCGTCAAGGGTCATGGCACAGATAGGATCCTACACCGGCGAAGGCTTTGTGAACGGCGTCAGCGGTGAGGTCCGCGCGGCCCGCGATGCCATGCAGAGCCTTGTGGAAGTGCCGGATCCTCAGCTGGCGATGGCCAGGGGCGCAATGGCGATGGAACTGCGTGACGACTACAGCTACACTTCAAACAATGTATACAGGTTCGAAGCTGTGACTACGTTGGACGGACGTGAGATCGCGCGTTCCTCTGCTGAGTACACAGAGGTGGAGATGGAACGACTCAGGAAGAACAGCGAGAGGATGAAAGGACGGAGATAGGATATGTACAGTTTTTGTGACACAAACAGTATACCGTCCGGTAGCCCTCTGCCTGCTGAGGCGATATGCTATAACTCCAAATGGATCGACAATGAGATCCCACAGTTTAGGACACTTTATGTGTCCGGGAGGGAATCGTTTTCCGCAGACATTACAGAAGCCGCCCTGGAATCTCGGGACGGCTCTGTGTTTTTGCGGAGACGGCTCGTGCCCCGCACTATCATGGTCGGCTATCAGATGACAGCCGGCACGGCATCAGAGCTGATGAGCGCATTCAACCGGCTCAATGCGCTCATGAGCGGGACACAGGTACAGGTCATCTTTGCAGATGAGCCGGACAAGTATTTTATCGGCACGTGCAAGGGGGTTGGGTCTCCTGAGCCCGGCAGGCTTGCGGTAAAGGGGGAGATGGAGATCTACTGCCCCGACCCATGCAAGTACTCTACAGTGCTGTCTGATGTGACAGTGGTCCCGGCTGCCGATTCAATAGAGATCGAGTATGGCGGGACATATCCTGCTAGACCCCTCATCTCCGCGAGAATGACAGCCGAAGGGACAGAAGTGACGTATGAACTGGGGGGCGCTGCCGTACAGGTCAAAAAGAGCAGTTTTGCGTCCGGGGACGTTGTGGAGATCGACTGCAACGCGGCAACGGTAAGGCTAAATGGTACGCTCACTCCCTCTATAGGGGATATCGCCAATGATTTCGAGGGCATGCTCCTGCAGCCCGGCACAAACCTGATCGGCATCACGCACACAGGATGCAGTCCTGCCACGACGGTATACTACAGGGAGGCCTGGTTATGATCTGTTATTTTGCGAAAAGGGATATGACGATCCTGCTGAGTGCTTCAACGGAACTCAGGGACGGGTTCCATATCGCGGATGACCGCCGCGTGGAGGATATCGAAACAGGGCAGGATGTTTTTTCCGGATATCTGAAGTACAGCTCCGGGCAAAGGATAAAGGCTGAGGAGGCGGCAGAGGTCGGGAACTACCTGCTCAAACACAGCGATGGCAAAGATGAGTTCTATACCATCATCGAATCAGAGGGTGATCCGGACAAGCAGGAAGTGTACTTTTACGCTGAGTCCGCCGGCCTTGACCTGATCGGTGAGATCTGCACGGCTTACGAACCTTCTGCGGCAATGCCTCTTTCTCATTATATCGACCGCTGGGCATTTGACACAGGGTGGGAGATTGGAGTCAACCAGACGAACGGCGCAAAAAAACTGCTCACATGGGATGACAATGAGACCGCGATGGCACGCATCATCTCTACTGCTGAGTCTTTCGGAATGGAAGTGTCCTGCCGGTTTGATATTGAGGGTATGTCTGTAAAACACAAGTACCTGGACTTTTACACAGCGCGGGGCGGAACGGTCTCAGAGCCGCTGCGACGAGGCCGTGACTTTGAGAACGTAAGGGTAAAGAAATCTATTGAAAATCTCTGCACTGCGCTCGAGGTTGTCGGAGGTACTCCTGACGGGGCAGGTATCCGCCGAAGATCCGATGATACATTTACATGGGTGAAATTCTCTGAATATTATAATGGCATTGACCCGGGGAGCGGCGAATCCTCCCTGTCAGATGATCACGAAGGCATGCACTATATCGGTCTTGCGACGGGGAAAGCAACGGACGAAGAGAGCGAGAGCGCGGGCGATTACCGGTGGGGGATGATCCGCAAGGGGACTACGCTGGTCGTGGTCCCTTCCGTGACCGGGCACAAGCAGGCCAAGAAGGTCAACGGGACTGTGCGCTATACGTGGATCATGTTCGCCACGGATGAAGAAGGGTCCAACATGTCCCACCTGCCAACTGACAGGACCTATCTCGGATACTCGGTCAATCGGACCAGTGCCGAAAAAAGCACCCTTCCAACTGACTATACATGGATACCAATAGATCCTCATCTTGCCTTCCGCGACATCTATATCAGTCCGGGGACAGGCGGGATCCCTGACGGGAACGGGCGCTATACCTGGATAAAATACGCGGATAATGGTGCGGGTGCCGGCATGAGCAACAGCCCTAAAGGAAAGAGTTACATCGGCTTCCGGTATCACATGACCAGCGCAACAGAGAGCACTGACCCTGCGGATTATGTCTGGGCTCAGATCTATATCAATACGACGGACGGAGGCTTTGTGTCGGCTCCGGCTGCGAGGTCGGGCATCAGGCAGGACAATAATACTTTTTTATGGTTTTTGTTTGCAGAGAACGGAGACGGCGACGGCCGGTCGGTCCTCCCTGACGGGCATCCATATCTGGGTATTGCCTATGATAAGGCTTCGAGCAAGCCCACTAACAATCCGTCTGACTACGAATGGTCGCTCATTGACGTTGACACATCCCAGACAGTCACTCTTAAAGGCGTGACTTATGACGACGGTGATATCTTCGTCCGGAACGGGAGAATATTCAGCCGCAATGCGGTGGCCCAGTGGGGCAGATATGTATCTCCTGACGAGACAGGAACATTAGACGGTCACATAGTCGGGTATTATGAATCGGACTGCACTGACCAGCGGGCACTGCTCGAGGAATCCATCGCGGAGCTGAAGCGCCTGAGGGAGCCGGAAGTCAGCTACGAGATAGATCTGATCGGCCTGCCGGACGGGATCAGGATCGGCGATACCGTACCGATCGTTGACAGTGAAGGACAGCTGTACCTGACGGCACGTCTTGTAAAGCTTGAGACATCTGCCGAACAGCAGAAACGCACCGCGACATTTTCCAACTATAAAAGAATTGATACATCTCTGTCTGCCAGGATCGCCAAGCTGCAGAAACAGCAGGAAGCTGCTGACAGCATGCCCCGTTATACCTGGGTCGCTTATGCAGACACGGCAGAAGGGGACGGTATAAGACTCGATCCTGCGGATGCTATGTATATCGGCATTGCCGCCAACCGGTCGGCTCAAATACCTGAACTGAACCCTTTTCTTTACGAGTGGACATTGATCACGGCAGGGACAAATGACGTGGAATCGGCCGATTTCAAATATCAACTTGTTGATGAATCAGCGGACCCTCCATCTGCTCCGGCATCTGACGATGATGTGGAATGGACCAGCGAAGAGCCAACTTATACATCGGGATCCACAGAAGTGCTTTATTCTGTTCCCAAAACAACTTACACCGATGGATCTGTTACTTTCGGGACAGTGAGCAGGTCAGCCGCTTTTTCAGCAGCAAAAGATGCTTACAACCAGGCTCAGGAGGCAAGGAAAGAGGCGAACAACTACCTGTCTTCCGATAATACCGGAATCATGGTCGCGGATATGACCGATGGGACCGTCTATACCCCGTCCACTGTGCCAGCCGGGACAAAGAACACTTTCATCGATAATGACAGCTTTGATGTCCGGGACGGGCAGACTGTGCTGGCCAGCTTCGGGGAAAGTTCACAAATCGGTAGATCAGAGTCATGGCATCAAAGGATGGATTCGGAAAAAACAGAATTTGTTGATGGACAAGGACAAGTTTATTCTTATGTTTCTCCGGACAAGTTTTATTCAGTCAATGCAGAAGTACAGGATGCCTTTTATATCGGGAATTATAGTATCCGCAACGCAAGTGACGGGAAACTCGTCATTGGATTGAGGAGGTGAGTGTATGGCAATTGCGGGCGGGACGTGTGGTACATGTACCTGGTCTATATCAGATGCAGGAGTAATGACAATACGCCCCACAAGCGGGAGCAGTGGAAATCTTGATCTGGGCACCGCAATGGGTTCCTTTATGGAAACAGCATGGCCCTGGCACCAATACCGGGACAAAATAAAACAGATTAGATTAAGCGGGACTATAACAACTTCATATACATTTTTTGAGACTTACACAGGGGACTACAGCTCTATTTTTGCGAACTGCATAAACCTGACCGGCATTACCGGTATTGGTTCACTTACGGGAGCTAAGAGATGTTGGTCTATGTTTTATAATTGCAAAAAATTACAGAGCTTGGACTTATCTTCGTTTAATACTTCTTCGGTGACAGACATGGCATTTATGTTTGAATACTGTAGATCGTTGACCAGTATCAATTTATCTAATATTGATACATCTCGGGTTACAAGGTTTCCTGCTTTTCTGCATGGATGTTCATCATTAACAAGCATTGATATTTCCAGTATCAACACCGCACAATGCGATTATGACAATGAAGGGGTAAATAATTTTTTCGATGGAACACCTTTATTATCACAGATCAAAATTGGATCAAACTTTTATATCAAACCCTATTCACAATATTCCACAGATGGATATACTGGTCCTTCTGATACTTGGTTTGGAGGGGGAAAAAACACAACCAACGGCATCGTCGTAACGTCTGATGCGGCCTTTTCTGAATTGACCAACGCCCAGCGTGCCGGGACCTGGGAACGTACAATTTCAACTTCTTATAGTGTCAGCGCAGTAAGGACGACAGGCGGAACAGCAGATGAAGACGGCGAAAATGTTACTATAACCGTAAGATGGTCAACGGATGCAGAAACGACCGACAGAAGACTCAGGATCTACCAGAAAGAAGCGGGGGCATCCGCATATCCTTCTACTCCCGTGATCAATCAGACACTGAATGGAGATTCCGGAGTTACTCCGGTAACCATCTCCAATATTGGAGATAAGGCATACGATTTCAAGGTTGAGTTTTACGATGGAACAAACACGTACATTGACTTCCCGTCCATTCAAAGCAATATCAGGCTTATTACCATCGATAGAGAAGGAGACGTGTGCTTAAAGCTTGATATTACAGCTTCATCTGATACAACAGACGCAGAGTTATTTAGTGCAATTAATGCGCTTAACTGGAACAGTGATGTGCTTGTTACATAAATAAATGGAGGAAAGGATATGTATCAATTCTATACAGCCGAGATTATAAAAACTCAATCCGGTGAATTTGAACATGATATCAAATGGCACTGGGATGAAAATGAAGCACAGGCACAGCTAAAGGGTGAAGCAAAATTTCATGAGATCCTTTCAAGGGCAGCGGTTTCTGATCACGCGGAACACGCTGCTATTTTATTTTCCTCTCGCGGCAACAGGATCATGGATAAGTGCTATTACCATGCGGCTGCCGTTCCGGAGGAGGTGATTGAGTGATGCTCAGTATTAAAAAGATGTTGACAAAAATACTGCAGGAACTTGCTGCTCTTCAAACATCTTCAACAACAACTTTTGTCAATGCCACTCCAGGAACGGCAGCGGTTATACAAAACGCGAATCAAAAAAGATGCAAGCTAACAAAGACTGGCAGAATTGTTAGATGCTATGTGGGCATCGGATATGCAGACGGCACGACTGCAATACCTGCCAATACAACACTTTTTACAATCCCTTCCGGGTATCGGCCCAAAGAAAGACAAATATTTCCGTGCGCAGGATACCGGTCTGTCGGCAAAACCGTGAGTCCGGGGTTTGAATTTAATGTGGATGGCACAATCAAACACAATTCAGGCAGTGATATAACGATGCTTGTAGGATCAGCAGAATGGGAAACAAACTGAGGAAGGGGATTCTATGGCTCTGAGATACTGCTTCGAGCAGGAGTACGTGAAGCGTACTCTTGACCGATGCAAAAAACAAGATCTTGCTGTGGTTGATACCGACGGCATACCCGCAAACATTATACTGGATGCTATAAACCGCGGTATATATGTATATGATTATCTTAATGCCGGCGCTCTTGAAAGGGAGCGCTCTTTTTATGCCGATTTTAAAGATTTGAGGCTTGCGGAATATGAAGGCTGGCCGGGTGAATTCTGGATCGACCCAACTTCTGCGAAATGGAAGCAGCACCTTATTGACCTCGCCAAAGAGAAGAAGAGAAAAGGCGCGATCGGCCTGTACTTCGACAACGGTGACATCCTCTGGATGGCAAAGGAAGGATTCAGGGAGCAGGACAGCACCATGCTCCGGAAGGCACCCTCTGCCGATGCGGTCTATAGGGCAATGCTCGATGTTATCATGACAATCGTCATGGACGTCGGCCTCATCGTCATGCCTAACGGCGCGGACATGCTCGTAAAGCAGATGTTCGCAGATGGCTACGGAAAGCCGCTGATCCGGACGATCAACCAGGAGGGGTGCCTGTATGAAGACTTCAAGCGCCAGTCCTCGGAGGAGACAAAGTACAGGACCGCTTATATGGAATGGGCCCTTGCACACGGTCTGTATGTACGCGGGATTGAGTATGTCAAATTTGCATCCGGAATACTGCAGGCAAAGCGCTACTACAAAAAGCACGGTTTCCAGGGCTTGTATATCTCGAAGCATACAGACCTGCGCGGTGATTAAGGAGGTGATCGGATGGCAACGAAATGCACAGTATGGGACGTACTGTCAGCGGCAGCAAAATATGATGGATCCCCGACTGCACATACAGATGTCGTGAAAACGCTGATCGCCAAAGGGCATAGCGTGAAAATGACTGACGCATGGTGCACAGAAACCGTCATGGCGATCCTCTATGATGCCGGTGGGATCGGCCTTGTCGGCGGATTTACGCAGACTTCCGGCACCTTGAAGTCCCGTGCAGAGAAACTTGGTATCTGGAAAAAAGAATCCGGAGATATCCTTCCCGGAGATATCGTTATTTATGGCACAAAGGAAGGTAAACCAAACCATACAGAACTGGCTTTGGGATCCTATGTGAACCTGTGCGGTAACTACGCCCAGATCAGCAAAGATACCTGCCAGCGCCGGAAGAGGTCCGGAAGGACTATCATTGGCCGCATCCGTCCGAAGTATGCCGCCATGCCCGCAATGGACAACCTGCAGCGTACCATTGCTGCAGTAGACTGCATGCTCAATGTGTATGGGTCGAGCGACACGAGGAAGAAGCAGCTTTCTGTCTTCGGCAGTAAGAACATTGCCTCTATCCAGGCAGAGATCGACCGCGTATGGGGAAAAGAAGATCTCATTGCCCGTGACATGGCTGTTTACGTGATCGCTGGTCGTGCAGGGAAAGATCCTTACCGAAAGACCCGTCTCGGCAAGTACGCAGATAAGGCACAGGCAAGAGTTGAGCTTATCTATGCCATGCGTGGCAAGACTGTCACGCAGGCTGCCAAGGATGTGATCAACGACAATTACGGCAAAGACGCAATCAGGAAGCTGCTGCTTTCTTTTTGCGGATATGATGCGGAGAAGATCCAGGCTGAGGTCAACAGGATCTTGCAGCCGGCTGAAGACTCCAGTACCGACACCAAGTTCCGTATCCATATGGAGCACTTTTGCAGGAAAGATGAGTCAGCATATGGTGCCTGTACTGCAATCTTCCAGTATGCCGCGGACGGCAAGACCATCGCCAAGTGTATCCTGATCGACACGGCTATGGACAAGACCGCTTCTGTTGTTATCGAAGACCTGAAAGCCCAGGGAGTCAAACAGATCGACGCGCTTTTTATTAGCCATGCCCACGGAGACCACTATGGAGGTCTCACCAAAGTGGCAAAAGCCTTCCCGGTCAACTGGCTCTATCTCCCGGATCCGGGAGAGCTTGACAAATACCAGAAGAGCTACGGTGACTCCCTCCGGAGGCAGGCGAGGAAGGTCAAAAACTTCCGATGGTACAAACAGGGCGACTCTGCTGTGATCGGTGAGATCAAGTTCCGTTGCCTCTATGCTCCGAAGGCGAAAGATCTGAGAGAACATGATTCCCACCATTATGTCAATAATATGAGCCCGTTCAATGTGTTTGAATGCGGCCAGTTTATTTGGCACACCGCCGGGGACGCGCAGAATCCCGCCAACAACCTCTTCGTTGCGGCGATGAAGAAGGCCGGGGTCAGCGCCAGATGTCACGGACTTGAATTCCATTGGCATACCGATGGTAATGCATGCAATGCCGCTCTGATGGAGGCAACAAAACCGAAGATCTGCTGCTCGAATTATCATCATCCGGGATGGCATAGCGGCCGAAAAGGACCGAAGAAAAAAGCAGAGGCTGTGGGAGCTGTCTGTTATGCGACTGCGGACGATGGACACATCGAGATCGATATCATCGGCAGGAAAGTCACTGTCAGCACGTCAAGGTCCGGCAAGCATGACACTTACACAATTTAAGGAGGTACAGACATCATGGATTTTTTGCAGACACTGGTAGGAGGCCTCCTTGGCGGCGGCCTAATCGGCCTGATTGAATTCCTGATCCGCCGCTCCGATGAAAAGAAGGATAAAAACTCAGAGGTCCTTGCTGCCCTGAAATCGATTAAGGATAAGATCGTGGGCATTGAGTCCAGGATGGACAAAGAAAATGCAGACTGCGCCCGCCGAAACATCTTGTCATTCGATGATGAGCTCAGGAGGGGGATGGAGCACTCGGAGGAAAGCTTTAACCAGGTCCTGCAGGATATTAAGTATTACAGGAATTTCTGCAGAACGCACGCAGACTACGAGAACGACAAAGCTACCAGTGCGATCACCCACATCAGGGAGACTTATCAAAGAGTGAAGAATGAGAACAAGTTCATCTGATATAGCACTTGCTATACCGTGATGTACGAAAGTGTACGAAAAAATGCCTGTTTCGGACCGTTTTTTGCCCGCCTTTGCGCAAAAATGCCCGAAACTGCCCGAAAAGTGTTCAGGAGAGAAAAACAATGAAAATGGAGATACTTGAGCTGTTAATAAAACTTGCGGTCCTTGTCATGGCGGGCATCGTAGTCCCGGCCTTCAGGAAATGGCTGCAGACAAAAACTGAAAACGAGCAGATGGAAAAGATCCGTGGCTGGGTCTACTCAGCAGTTTATGCTGCAGAACAGATCTATAACCATGCTGAGAAGATAGATCCGGACGGGAGCATGCGTAAGAAATATGCAAAGAACACCGTAATGAAGATCTGCATGAACAGCGGGATCCTGATCACCAACAGAGAACTGGATACACTGATCGAGGCGGCAGTCAATACTCTTAATTCCTTGCATGCCGCTGACACTATCCCCGCAGGAGGTGAGGAAGATGTTGGAAGTGAAGAGGATACCTGACGCATCAGAGCACCAGGGCAAGATCAGATGGGAAAAGCTCAAAGACAAGATCCCCGGCGCTATCATCAGAGTCGGGTATGGAGATGACCTGAAATCCCAGGATGACCTTTACGCGATCTACAACATGCAGGAATGTACCCGACTGGGCATCCCCTTCGCAGTCTACATCTATTCTTATGCCGCCACCGAAAAGCAGATCCGATCGGAGATAGCGCATACAAAGAGAGTCTGTGCAGGTTTTAGGCCGGTGTCATACTGGCTGGATCTGGAGGAGCGGGGCAATACCGGGATCTGGAAAAAGGCTGCAGAGCTGTGGCAGAAAGCCTTCCCGGATGGCGGAGTCTACTCATGGCAGTGGGCCTTCGAGAAGCAGCTTAAGGGGATGGACTGCGGCCGATGGATCGCAGCCTACGGGCCCAACAGCGGGAAGCCGGAGAGCGGATACAAGCCTACGATCTGGGCGGATGGCTGGCAGTATACCAGCAAAGCAATGCTTCCGGGCATCAACGGATACGTTGATATGAGTGAGTGGTATTCTGACTTTGGATCCGCAGAGCCGGTCGAAATAATTCCGACACGGCGGGTCGTGACAAAAAAGGAAGTCGCGGCCCTCATCATGAAGCACCTCTGCACTCACAATGCCCACGGCTATACGCAGGATATGCGCGGCCGGCAGGGCACAGGTGAGGAAAAGATTGATATCTATGGCCGGATCTATAATGTCAAGAGCGGTGACAGGGACTGCAGCAGCGCAGTGATCTCTTCCTACGAGGCAGCGGGCATCAGCTGTGGAGGAGCCACGTACACAGGGAACATGCGGGAGCGCATGGTGGGGACCGGAAATTTCTTCTGGAGATCCATGGACTTCATTGCCCAGATGGGCGACACGTACCTCAATGAGGAGAACCATACCGCAATGTGCCTCAGCGCAGAGCCGGACGTATTGATGGAATTTTCGATCAATGAGAAGGGCAAGACCTTGGGCGGAAAAGTCGGGGACCAGCTGCAGAAGGGCGAGTATGATGAGACCTACGGACGAGGCGAAAGCCACCTGAGAATGTACTATGATTATGGCAGGAATGGATGGGACGGGATCCTGCAGTGTGTCAACGAGGAGATTGCCTTCATCATCGAGGCCGACGGGACGATTTCGGAGCCCGGAGCTGATGATGGATTCACTGCGACCACAAAGCCGGAGAAGACCAATGGAGAACTTGCGATTGAGGTAATGTTCAACCGGTACGGCAAGGATCCGGAGCGTGCTGACGCCCTGGGAGACCGGGCAGAAGCAGTGCAGGCCATGGTCAATGTGTATTGGAAGGATATGCCGAAGTTTCTTGAAGCTGCGAAGGCCTATCTGAAAAAGTATGGTGCCGATGAGCTGAAGAAACACTGACGTGCCGCGCAGTCCGGCAGAGAATAGGCTGCACATGACAGAGCATAGAGCCAGCCGGGACCTGGCGACTATGCAAAAATATTTTTGCCCCGGAGCAGACCTCACGCGTACGCGGAGGCTGTTCCGGGGCATTTTTACGTTTTTGCGAGCGTAAATGTCTATTACATTGTATATTACAAATTTACAAAAAATGTAATATTGTAATATTTCGAGGGATTCCATATTACATTCTTACATTTGTATTACAAAATTTGTAATCTCTGAAAGCCTTGATTTTATTGGTGTTTCTTCCTATTATTACATTTTTTCCTAATAGATAGATATAATCATTAAAAAAAGGTATAATATATGACGCGCGCACGCCTGCGCGCCCACATATGTATGTGCATACGCGCGCGCGTGCCTGCGCGCACGCGCGAATATCATAAAGTGTTCCAAAAGTCAATAGCCCGAAAGGGTAAGCATAAAAAAAATTATAAATCATTTTTGATAATGTCCCACTATACCACAAATGAAAATGTCCCAACATATGATACAATCACCTCCCTGAAGGGAGGTGATCAATATCAGGAGAATAGACTTAAGGATGGTTGAACAGAGAAAATATGAAGTTATAAAAAAGCTTGTGGATGAGAACGGAAGCAAAGACAGAGCTGCCCTGACCCTGGGAATCACAAAAAGGCAGGTAAACCGGCTGATCAAGTCCTACAAAGAAAAAGGAAAGGCTGCATTTATCCATGGGAACAGGGGGAGAAAGCCTTCCACGACCACACCGGAGCAGATAAGGCAGGATGTTCTGGACCTGTACCGGAACAAATACTATGACACCAATTTTGTACATTTTACAGAATTGCTGAGAAATAAAGAAAAGATAAAGCTATCGGTATCGTGCGTGACCGGGATCCTGGAATCAGAAAATATCCTCTCACCAAAAGTAACGAAACAGAAGAAAAAGAGGATAAAACGGCAGCTGGAGGAAGAAAAGAAAGCGGCAAAAAACAAAAAAGAAGCAGACAAAATACAGGAAAACCTGGTTTCAGTAGAGGATGCCCACTCACGCCGACCCAGATGCGCCTATTTTGGAGAAATGGAACAAATGGACGCATCTCCATATGAGTGGTTTGGAGGTTTTAAGAGCTCACTGCACATAGCTGTAGATGATGCGACAGGCCGAATAACCGGAGCCTGGTTCGACAGAGAGGAGACACTGTCAGGCTACTACCATATATTTCACCAGATCCTGACCCGATACGGGATCCCGTACTCATTTTTCACGGACAGGCGGACGGTATTTGTGTATAAAAAGAAAAAAGCCCCTGATATCGGGGAAGACACCTGCACCCAGTTCGCATATGCGTGCAGGCAGCTGGGTACGAAGATAGAATACAGCAGTGTGCCCCAGGCAAAAGGGCGTGTGGAAAGGATGTTCCAGACTCTGCAGTCACGCCTGCCAGTCGAGCTGCGGCTGGCAGGCATAACTGAGATCGAGGCGGCAAATGAATTCCTAGACTCCTACATCAACGAATTCAATGCCAGATTCGCCTTACCAGTAAATGGTATCAGATCCGTATTCGAAAAACAACCGTCCGAGGAAAAGATCAACCTGATCCTTTCCGTCCTGACACAGCGGACGGTGGACAGCGGCCACTGCATACAGTTTCAGAAGAAGCACTACCGGATGCTGGATGGAAAGAGCCGGCAGGTCCATTACAGAAAAGGAACAAAAGTCATGGTGATACAGGCTTATGATGGTGGGCTTTACTGCTGTGTGAACGACAAAGACATCTATGCGCTGGAAGAAATCCCTGTCAGGGCAGAAAAATCGAAGGAATTTGATATAGAAACGGGAAAAAAGGAGCCAAAAAAGCGCTATATACCTCCAATGGATCATCCTTGGAGGAGTAAAGCCTTCTGGAAATTTGTAAAAATGCAGGAGCATCATTGGGACGACATGTCAGATCTGCCGGCATAATCGCCGCGGAAGCGGCTGCAAACCGGGAGGGGGTGTTTCATGTATTGACTGTAGGGGGACACGGGTTTAGGCTGCGCGTAAGCGCCGGCAGGCCCAGTACCCGCCCACGCTTTTCAGGGCGGGTGCGGGGGCTGCCGCTGGCCTGCTCAAAAACCCGTGTCCGGGTTCATGCAGTCAATACTTTAATCACCCGCGACAGGTTTGCACAAAAACGGGATAAAGCAGTTAAGTTAGATAAGCTCTACACGGGCATGTTTGAGCGGGGGTGGGGGCCGGATGCGTTGGGCAGAGCTCAACGTGGAGGGGGTGGGCGAAAACATGCCCGAAAAGCTTGCTGCTGAAGGCGCGCGCCCATAAAAGGCGCGCCTTCGCAGCAAGCTTACTCCCCTGTATCATTAACTGATCCCGGAGAAAGAAAAAGCACCGGAATTTCCGGTGCTAATGTTAAAAGATTTTTGGGACATTTTCAAAAATGGTTGACATAGCCCGAAAGGGTAAGCATAAAAAAAATCCGACTCGATAAGTCGGATCCGGGCATGGGAAAAGCCTCTATGCCACGATATATGACACGGGGACTTGAAATAGCGCGCGGTTATAATTTTTAGGGTCAGGTTCGAGTCCCACCGCCGGCACGATTTTGTGTGAAATCCGTATGAGTGCGGGGATGAAAAATCCCTGTATTTATGCGGGTTTTTTATGTGAAGATCCGCATAAACACTCATGAATATGTGTTCGGCTTTTCGTGCATTTCAGGAAAAATCCGTTGCTTTCAGCAAAGGGCTCTGATAAAATTTACGTATATCTCTATGCGTTTTAGCAGAAAGAGGCTTGGAGGCTATGTGGAACAGACCTGCTTTCTTTACAGCTATACGGAACAGACGTACACTCTGCAATGCAGAGGAGAACTATGCCCTTTCCCGGGGCAAAACCGTGTATTTCATTCATGATGGATAACCGTCGGACTTGACCGGGCAGCATGTCCTGTCGGGTTCGGCGGTTTTTATCGTTTGAACGGCTTGCGGCGGCCATAACAGCCGTAGAAACAGTAATACTCCCAGGGGTGTTTCATAAATACTTTTTTGCGAAATATAGATAATAAATGATCTCCAGTGCCGGAACAGGTACCGGAGATCATTTTGCTTTTAAAATCTCAAGACCCGGAAAACTGAAAAGACTGCTATGGTGTTGATTTTTTGCGACAAAGAAATATATACTCATAAGGGCTTTTTTTGCCTCTCACGGGCATGGTTTCAGCAGGGAGGAGCCGGCTTTTCCCTGCATCATAAGAGAAGCGCCCCGCACATTTGTGGTTATGGGCATGGCTCACAGACTCATATGATGAAAGGGACCGCAGGCGATTGGTAAAAGAAAACGAATACAAAGGCTTGAGAGGATACTGATTTGAAGAGCATTAAATGGGAGAAGAAAGATTTAAAGAGAGCAATAATCGTGGCATACGCGTCAATCTTGATGGCTTTGAATATCAAGACGTTTGTCCGGACAGGCGGCTTGTATCCCGGAGGGGCGACCGGTTTGACTATTCTGATCCAGCGCATCGCGCTGCAGTATTTTTCACTGCAACTGCCGTATTCCGTTATTAATCTTCTGCTCAATGCATTTCCTGTGTACATAGGATTCCGTTACATCGGAAAAAAGTTTACTCTCTTATCCTGCGAGATGATCCTGCTGACCAGTTTCCTGACGGATCTGATTCCGGCACATCCGATCACCTATGACACGCTTCTGATCAGCATTTTCGGCGGTCTGATCAACGGGTTCGTGATGACGATGTGTCTGCGCGCCAACGCTACGACAGGCGGTACCGACTTTATTTCCATTTATCTCTCGCAGAAGCGGGGCGTGGACAGCTTCAATATCATCCTCGGTTTCAATGCAGTCATTCTGCTTGCTGCCGGTTATTTCTTCGGCTGGGATAAAGCGCTGTATTCTATTATTTTCCAATATACATCCACCCAGATCCTGCGGCTGCTCTATCGCAATTATCGGCAGGAGACCCTTTTTATTGTCACGGACAAATGGGCGGAGGTTAAAAACGCGATTCACGATACCACTCACCATGGTTCCACCATCTGGGCTGCAGAGGGCGGCTACAAGGAGGAGTGGCGCAATGTCGTCTATTCAGTCGTGGCCAGCTCTGACGTAAAGCGTGTCTCTGAAGTGATCCGCCAGATCGATCCGGACGCTTTTATCAATGCGATTCCGACTGACCGGATTCTGGGACACTTTCATCAGGAAAAGAAAGATTGAAAAATTCCGCTGAGGTTCGGGGACGGTTCGGAGACAAGGGGACGGTTCTTTGTCTCCTTTTCGCGAAAAGGAGACAAAGAACCGTCCCCTGCTGTCTCCCGCTGTCTCCGAAAGAACCGTCCCCGTCCAAACCGTCCCCTTCCTCCCTGCCCTCGCCTGGCGCAGAGCAGGCCGCGGCTGTTCTTGACACATGACGTTGAAGGTTTTAAAATACTGAAAGAGAAAAGAAAAAGGGGAGCTGACCGACGACGAGGCCGTGGGCATGATCGCGAACGAGTTCGGGTTTGCCCGGAACAGGATCCGGATAATCCACGAGCTCCCGGTTTACGAGATCAACAGGCACCGCCGCCTCCGCAAAGCCGGTACGGCCGCCCGCAAGGCCCTGTTCAACGCATGGGACTGGAATTACATCGTGTTCGAGGTCCATGGGAACACCGCCATGGCCTACGAGATGCACGATGGTGGCCTGCAGGTGTACTACGGATGAAAGGGGGAGCCGGTCATGAAAGTGAGATGTCCCAAATGCGGGAGCTGGTACGCGGACCCGCCTGCTCTGTCCAGGGAAGACGGGGAGACATGTATCTGCCCGGAATGTGGCATGAGGGAAGCCCTCGACGACGCGGGGTTTTCGGACCTGCAAATCGGGGAGGTCGTCGCGATGATGCAGGAAGGAGAGAAGCATGCACGAAGACAAGCAGAAGATCCTTGACCTCCTCCTGCCTGCCCTGCAGGCAACGAGGCAGTATTACGACCTGAAGGAGCTGTTTTACGACGGGCCCAATGAGGCGGTCATCGTCCGGTATGCGAACGGCGCCACGGAGACAGTCAACGTCGACTGTGACTCCGGCGCGGCGATGATCAGGGACGTCCTCAGGGCGATCAGATAACAACGACCTGTCAGCAAAAACTGACAGGTGGAATAATTCGGGAGGGAAAGGTGATGGAGAAGAAGCACTACTGGTTCGTCCGCTGGCTGGAACGTTATCCCGATGGCATGACGCGGGCGTACAGGACCGCCGTGATCGGCGGGACAGCCGCCGACGCGCTGGCCGCCGCCGAGGCAAACCTCCTGCTGTACAGGAACGCGAACCCGGGGACGGAGACCATGGTCTACAGTGTCTCCATGAATTCCAGCATGTCGGGCAGGGACCTTTTGGGGAAACGGGAGGCGAAATTCCTCCCGGACTGGATGGCGCAGACGATGTGGCCGGAAACCGGGGCAGATGATAAAGCATGATGACGGTTCTCCTATAGCCGCCCCGCCGCAATCGCGGCGGGTGGAGGCCGGGGAAAGGATCAGGCCATGGCTGCCATGGCCGCAGGACTTTATTGACAACTGAATATCGGCTGATGTGCAATGGATTTCCTTATTGACTAATACGTATAAAAGGCGTATTATTCAATCAAGGAGGTGATGCTGCGTGAAAAGACGCGATCTAATCAAAAAGCTCGAAAAAGCGGGCTTCGTGTTCAAGGAACACGGCGCGAACCACGACACATACAAGCGTGGGAGCGACACCGAACAGGTGCCGAGGCACAACGAGATCAATGAGATCACCGCCCGGAATATCCTCAAAAAGTGGGGGCTCATTTGAGCCCCGGCTTTTGGGATTTAATATAAATCTATAAAATTTATCAAACCATCAAACCAAAGAAAGAGCACACAAGAAAAGGAGGCATGCAATGTCCGAGAGGAAGGCGTATCCCACACTGATCAAACAGTGTGGAGATGACTTCCTGGTGTTCGTACCGGATCTGGACATCTACACGGAGGGGGTCAGCTTTCCTGATGCAATCGCCATGGCGAGAGATGCCATTGGGTTGAAGGGGATTGATCTGGAAGACGACTCAAAAGGTGTACCGGAACCGTCCACCATGGAAGAGGCCCTGGACAAAGCACGGAATGATGCGGACGAAGATTTCGACTACTCAGACGGAATTATGACATTCGTGGATGTCGATTTCGCAGCGTATCGCAACAAAATCCGCAACAGGGCGGTAAAGAAAAACTGCACGATACCCTACTGGTTATGCCAGGAAGCGGAAAAACAGGGGATCAACTTTTCAAAGGTCCTTCAGGAAGCACTAATTCAGAGGATCGGAATGGGTTAATCCCATACGAGATGCCATCAGCCAATATTCAGGCTGATGGCATTTTTTTGTTGCCGAAAACAAAGCACGAGAGGAGAAAAGCATATGTCAATCATCGGAGTCACAGTAAACGACGCGGCAGTAAATTCTCAGGTAACGATCCAGCCCGGAGTGATCGGACAGCCTTCTGCATGGGAGGAGCTGATCCAGAGCGTGAAGGCGGGCAGGTACCACAGCGACTATGAGGTCGATGAGCTGATCCCGATCAGTATCGGCAAGTTCGGGGACATGTACGCCCGGATCGTCGCGATGGATGCTGATGAGATCAATGGATCCCAGAAGAAGGCGGCACTTTCGTTCATGCTGTCGATGCCCCTGCCGGACAGGAAGAAGATGAATCCTGAGCGGTCGAAAGAGGATCCTGAATACGGCTCCCTTTTCCTCCCTGGCACCGGAGCTGTTGACGGCTGGATGGCCTGCAGCCTTCGTAAGTACCTGCAGGAAGAGGTCCTTCCTGAGTTCCCACAGATCGTCCGTGAGAACATTGTCCCGGTCCTGAAGACCTCGAGAACCTTTACGGCAAAGTCGCAGATCTTCGACGTCATGACAGCGGATAAGCTCTGGATCCCCTCCCGCAGGGAGATGTTCGGACCCGGACTCTTCACAGAGCTGACAGGCCCCGTCTACAGTGAGGCCTTCGATGACGACGAATCCCGGGTCATGCTTGACAAAGACGGAGATCCTTCGTGGTGGTGGCTGCGGTCGGCCAGTAACTACACCGGTTTCAACGGTGTCAGGACGGACAGCAGCGGTAGCTACCACAGTGCCAACACCGAGGGCGGCGTGGTCGTCGGCTTCTGCATCGGATCTGGAATCTGAGGATCCCGCCGCATTCGCGGCGGGCCTGCGGAGCAGGTGAGGTAAGGCAAAGAGGAGAAAAGCAGGTGAGGAAAGAGAAGTGGAAAAAGACGGATCTGGACAGGATGCTTGCGGGCCTGTCCGCGAATCCGGTCAAGTTTTTGAGAAGTGAGGGGTATCCCCTGCGGATCATCGGCAACGGCGGCTATGAGGCCTGCCTTGTGGGCATGCAGCCGCTGATCGGATCGGAGCATGCGGGGATCTACAGGTACCCCGGCGGTGACTGCTGCCACGGCCTGGAGGAGATCCGGAGCGGATGCGGTTTTGCAGTTGTCGAGATGTGATATTGCCGTGGTATCTTCCCACGTTAAACCAGATGGGTTTTCAGTCATCCCGAAAACCGTTCTACGGCTGCAGTCGCACTGCTTAAACACGCTACCGGTTAGCGGGGCACGGGAACGGCAAAACGAATCCTCCTCCTGTTGGTAACCAGAAAACCAGTCGAGTGAGAAACGCGAAAAGCGGCGGTCTGGCAACGCTAAGTAGCAAGCGCCTTTGAGGATACGGCGCGCTTCGGAGGGTAGCTCAGTTGGCGAGAGCGGTGCATAAATGCCTCCGCACATTGTCCCGGGTTCGAGTCCCGGTCCTCCGGATCCTTCGCGGAAATGTGCAGCCGTGAAGGCCCCACACGCACACTGGAACCGACCGCAGTAGCCGTGCGCGCGACAGGCGAAACGCCATAGGACCAGGTGGGGAAAGGTTATGCAGTAGTTCATGATGGTAGAACGGCCCAGAAATGGAGCGCGTCGCGGGTTCGATTCCCACCTGCATAGCTCCTTGTAGGCGCAAGGAATGAATAAGAGAATGGCACACCGGAAAGACGGTGCAGGTTTTGCCAGCGGTAGCAACCTGTAAACATGAACCGCGGCAGCGGGAGAGGGTGCGGACATACAGCGCAGATCCCTCTCCCGGCTTATGGAAAACCGTTGTCCAGAGACAAGCGAGGAAGGTCATTATGAGGATCTATATATCGGGCCGCATCAGCGGCAATGAGAATGCAGGCGTTGAGTTCACGCAGGCATGTGAGAAGGTCAGACAGATGTATCCGGAAGCGGACATCTTCAACCCGATGGGCATGCTGCAGATGATGGGCGACGACCTGCATTTTGGTTATGACGAATTCATGCACATGGATATGGCGTTCCTGCAGCTCTGTGATGTGATCGCGATGATCCCGGGCTGGGAAGCGTCGCAGGGTGCGAACAGGGAATACGGCTATGCGACAGGAACAGGGATGCAGGTCATCCTGCTTTGAGT